GTCCCGATCTCGTGAGATGCTCCCTGTCGACGATTGGCTCTTCGCCGCGTTTAAGGAAGTATTTGAGCAGGGCTGCCTCGCCTGTCGCCAATGATGGCGGAGACTGAGCAGACACGACATAGCCCTTTACCTGGGGCGACTGCGTGTTAGGGTCTAGCCGACCGGTGTCATAACCGGAGAAACAGACCCTTCCCAGCACAGGTGACTCACTGGTGACATATGGGTATCTTCCCCCTAGAAGGGGGTCGATCCACGAGTCCATCCAGTACGCCGTCTTCCAGAGACCCGCCTCGTAAAGGCGGTTCCGAAGGCTGACGGTGGCAATCACCTCATCGACATCGGCTCGTGAGGAAGGGAGCACACTCCGTACGCGGACGATGGATACGTCGCGACCATCGTAGTACTCCTTTCCACAAGACTCTCGGAACTTTCCGATCCCGAATGACTTGTCGACATTAACCCGAAGCCCAAAAGCTTCGAGGTAGTCGATCACGAGCGCCATGCTATCCGTGGGGACGATTATATCGTCGCCATAGACGCGCACCTTGCCCTCGAAGGACCTTATGTCCTTCTTGGTTAAGCGGCGTTTGTGCCCCGCTTCGAGAGCCATAAAGACAATGGTCGAGAAGACCATGGCCTCGATGGGGAAGCAAAGGGCAGAACCCATAGACGCGAACTTGGCCAGGCGCAAAACGCCATAGCCAGGTACATCAGCCTTCCGGCTTCGCGTAGCATCTACCGCCTCTGAGAGGTGAGGAAAATGCTTCAGCATCGCACGTACATGCTGATTCGAGACCCTATCGGATGCCTCGCTCAAATCGAGCGTGGCAAGGTTTCCAAAGATGGAGCCTTCTTCCGCCATTCGCTGATTAGGCGTTTGATCGCGGAAACCGATGAAGGGGAAGGGGAGGAATCCCCCCTCCAGATCGCGGACAAGCTGCTCCGAGATGGCCTGCTGCATATACTGCATACAGGTTGGCTCGATAGCGATAATCCGCGGGGTCTTGAGCGTCTTGGGAACCAGAGTGACCTTGACCGGTCGCTCGGCCCCGGGTTCGAGGATGGAGACGGAATCGAGGAGGTAGTTAAACCTCCAGTTTGGAATGGCATACTCCCCATATGGGAGCACGCACTCCAGCCGACGGGTCCATTCCCGTTGATCGAGCTTTCGGTTGCCCGAGAGCCGGTCAGCGGTTTTACCCGGTCCGTGTTTGGGGGTAAGTGTGCCCTGGTAGACTGCCAAGTCTGCCCTGGCCAAGACATCCCCATACAAGCGCAGCGACATGCGAATGAACTCCGCAAGGAGCTCCTCTGGCAAGTTACGATCGCTGTCTCTCACATCCTGCTCACACTCGACGAACTTCCGCAGTGCCCCCTGCTCGCGTGCATCACTGCAACGGACAGAGATCTTGCCAAACATCAGCGTTAGCTGTCGGATGGCGTAGATGGAATCACTGCATGGGTCGTCGAGCAAACGACCACTACTACGGTCGAACACTCGGTCAAGGAAACCTCCGAGGAATCGGGGGAGCCCGCCCAGACGCCGAAATCCGGCGAATGAGTCGTGACCAACATGCCCAACGGCTAGGCTTTTTTCGAAGCTTTTGCCAAAATCGGGCAGGGTTATCGTTAAGAACGACAGCCCTTCGTGTTCGAACCGACCCGCGAGAGTTTTGTAATCGCGGATGGTGCTCACATGACACAAAGCGCCCAGTTCTAAGGACGCCTGGTACCAGAGCTCTTGCAGGCTTTTCACAGCTTCCTCCTTAGAGGTTTGCTGATCCTGCCCATGACAGCTCAGTGGTAAGAACGCTGACTGCAGAGAGCGAGAGCGAGACAGCTACGTAGACGAGGAACCAAAACAGCGCTATCAAAAGCGCTAAGAAGGCCAATCTGACTACGCGGCTAAATCGCTCGGGACCGTCCACAGAACTTAGTTCTCGCCACCGAGGAGCTTAGTCTCCTGTGCTCCCGAGCTCGCGGCCAGCCAGGCCGCGAAGCCGTCCATCAGCAATTTCTGCTCGGCCACTGTGAATCCCAAGTTGTTCGGGATGTCCACGGTGAGGCGGACGGTCATCGTGTTTTCCACGTTGATCGTCGGAGCCAGCGGATCGGCGGCGATCTTTCGCTGCCGAATCGCCACAGTGTGGCGAACCCGCTTGCCGTAGGAATGGGCGACCTCCACCGTGAAATTGCCATCATTGGTCGCGAAGCGACCAGTATTGACGCCGCTCGAGATGCGATTGCACACCTGTGCGACGGCATTGACGGTCACGGTGATTGGATCGGCGAAAGCCATGGGGGGAACTCCTTCATTTGATTGGTGCAAGGGCCGCCTGGTTGGCGGCCTCGCGTGGGGTTGTCGAATGGACAGCCTCAGTCTAACGAGCCACCTAGTTGGTGGACCGTTGCCCTCGGGTTAACCCGAGTGCGGACAGGATCGCCAGCTGTATCGCCGAAAGCGACGCATCTGTGATCCCAAAACCGTAGGGATGCGCAGGAGCACGATATTTGGTCTCGCTGAGAACCCGTTTGGATACCCAGCCAGTCCAGTGCTTCCCGCTCTCGACGATGTCAAAATGACCGCGAGCGACTTCTTCGATGTAGGCATGCCTCATCGCGTAGCCGTATTGCATCACCAAACCGTCGGCACCTAAGGCGGAAATGTTGTGGATAACATCCCCAGCATTGGTGAACCAATCGACGGCCCAGGACCACGGAGCCAAATTCCACAGCAACTCAGGCGTAAGCCGAGTATCGAACAGGAGGTGCGAGTATTGCTCGTACCTGCGCAAACGACTATACAAGTCGTCGCCCACTGGGACGTGATAACGAAACGCTCCTGAGAACCAGTAGCGCTCGTGTGACGTCTCAGTGACTGTTGTGCCGGGCATGTTATTACCACCCGTGCACTGACCGAGTCCAGACCAAGTCTGGACGCTGTGGTTAAGCGGCAACGGTGTGAACCTTCTTCGGATTTTTTGGTCCGAATCCCGCCTATACTGATCAATCAGCTGGTGCGCCCTCTTTACAGAGTCCGCAAACTTGCGAATGTCAGACAGAAGCGGTAACCAACCAAACTCAACGTTGAGGAATTCGTTCCCAGCGCGTCGGGCTAAATCAGCCTGTTCGCGCATACGTTGACCTGGAAGTGAAGGTAACCCGTCCTTCTTCAGCTCACCAAGAGCTGTCGATAGAGACGAGTTGGGATTGGTCGGCAGGGTCCTAGCAACCGCAGTAGTTCCGAACGCGTTCAGGACAGAGATGTCCGTGGGCGCTACATTGGAACTGCCTGTAGGATGGAACCCTGTACTCAGAAGGACGACGTTTCCTCTCACGAAAGGTGAGTTGATCCATACGTACTCTGGGTATTCTGTAAGTCGCCGAGTAAGCGACATCAGACCGCCAACGTCTTGCCTGGAACCATATCTCGGGGGCCATGAGCCCTTGTGGCATTGACTTATGATAGTCTCTTCCACAGTAGCGTAATGCTCCGAGTAGGTAAAAGGCACGTTCTGGATGAAACGCGTGTAGGACGGTATTACCGGCCCTACACGGCCAAACCGGGATTTCTGTTCCGGTAGGAAACTCATCCAGACTCCCTCACACAATCCTGACGGCTGAGCAGAGCCTTTACTCTGCTCGGCGTTTTACGGCGCTTGTGAGCACCGTGTGCGGTGGCCCCTTG